AGAAGGTGAAATCACAAAACCAGATGGATCTGTGATCACGCTGCCTCGAGTCCTCGCAAATCAAGTCGGAATGCTAGGTCCTCAGTCATTTACTGATACAGCTCAAAGAGGAACTTATCAGTGGAGGTCCAGATATGCCGACGCATCCATCGACACTGGGCCTCCATACACGTACGGAACAGGGTACATCGACCAAACGATCAATTTTGTCATCGCTGGTCTTGCCCAGTCGGCTGTTTCTATCTCGCCAACTCCAGTCACGGTTTTGGTTACCAACTCGCTCAACCTCACCGCGTCTGGTGGATCTGGCACAGGGATTTTTCGATGGACACTGGTTAATCACACCATCAACGTTACAACGGTTGTCGACACGTTTGGTCCTGAATTGGAAGTGCCGAATATCGTTCTCGGCCACTACACAGTAACTGCAAAAAGGCTTGGTGATTTCAATTACAACGATTCATCGAACTCCAATACAGCGACGGTCGATGTCATCAAAAACCCGCAGTCCACTGTCACGATTGCTCCGACAGCCCAATCGATCGAAGTAGGAAATTCGATTGACTTTAGCGCGATTGGCGGCAATGGAACTGGTGATTATCATTGGGTAGGAAGTGCAGTCATCGGTCCGGCCAGAACTGTTCAGTTCAACACAGTCGGCACATTTAATGTCAGCGTCTTTAAAGCATCTGATGGTGTTTATCTTCAGTCGAACACAGCGACAGCCATCATCGTTGTCACACCGATTGGAGCTCCTTCTGTTGCCATCAACGCGACTCCTCAGGATGGCCAAGTTCCGTTGACCACGCTGATCGCTTGGTCTTCAGACAGAGCCGATTCCGTGACTGTGTCAGGACCGGGATTGTCGTCGAATCTCTTAAGCGGCACGGCGATCATTCCTAACCTTCTCGCAGGTCTCTACATTTACACGATCAAGGCAACCAATGCCGGAGGAACGTCTACTGCCGTCACTCAAGTCAGTGTCGACACAACACCTGTTGACAACGTTGGATTCACAGTTCGATTCACGGACCAAACCGTTCTGAGAGCTGACACATGGCTTTGGGACTTTGGTGATGGATCTTCTACCACGACGGTTAGAAATCCTATTCACACCTACGCTGAGGTAGGAACGTACCTAGTGACATTGACGGTCACTTGCGATGGAAAAACTGACGTCAAGACGAAGCTGATTACGATCGCTTGCTCCCTCGACGATCCTCTACCTTTCACGCCGGATTGGAACACGCTGGTTAACGAAGAAGATTATCCTCCATTCGATGATCCTCGTTATGTCGGAACAGATTTCACCAGTCCTCTTGCGCCGGTTGCGTCTCGTCAATCCGGTGCAGCCAATCCAAATTGGATCATTTGCCCGACCATCGATTACTACGATGGTCCAGACGATTTAGATGTTCCTCAGGAATCAAGGTTCAATCGCAGATGGGTGGTCAGATTAACTGGAGGAAAGGTTTTCTTCGGAGTTGTTGGTTTGCCATTGATCGCTGCACCTGCGGACATGTTTCCGTTTAACCTTAATCTTTCGAGTGCAAGCTATATCACAGGATCTTTCGGGTCTCTTTCGCAGCCATTTTTTGCATATCAAAATGGTGTAGACAAGGTCGTTATCCGCTATCGAATCGGACCGACTCCAATCAATCTTCAATTTGATGGTGAATCTCCACGACTCTTCTCAGAGCTAATCATCAATCCAATCACTGAGCTGTGCGATGTCATTTGCTTCTATACTCACAACGGAAATGTCTGCGTCAGAATGCAGAGAGACCATTTCCTAACTGAATACGTCGTTGCCACTCCGAGCATTTATGGATCTGAATTAGCCGTCTTCACAAAGGTAGACGCAAACCGTGCCGAGCAGAGAATTTACCTGTATGGCAAAACAATCGGCGGCAAGAGACTTCTCTTCCGCTCTGGGTTGTATCCGTCTTTCCCGGATTCAACTCCAATTGTAGTCGTCACGCCGCCCGAAGCAGGAACTCTAAACATTACTCTCGACTCGACTTCGTATGGTAGGATCGATCTGTTGGATTTTACAGACGTTGCTATCACACTGGAATCGATTGTTCACGACGACGGCCAAAACGGTAAGGCCACGATGGACTCAGGCATCGAAGATGGATCGTACGACGCCATCATGGCCGAGAAGGCCACGTATGCTAAGACGTTTGTCGACGGAACGTACGCTCCATATGCCGAAAAAGGAACGTACGTCTCAACGTGGGAAAATGGAACCCACGGTCTTCAACGTACGTTTGTGTTTAATGACGTCACGATCGAGGACGGCACACATGGACGAGGACCGAGTGCCGACAACGGATCCGTCTATCCGACGTTAGAGGGAGGAAACATTGGAATTTTTGGAGACCATGGGTCTCACTTTGTCACGCTGGACAACGGTACAGTAGCCAACTTCTTTGACAAAGGAACTATTGTTAATACGCTAGACTTTCTTATACACAAAACAGGGAGCGAGTCGGCTTTTAACGCCATCACAGTTAGCAGAGTCTTTCATTCAAAGGGATCAGAAGGAATCTCTCTGGCCATAACTCTGGATTCCTTGATTCACAAGACAGGGACAGAATTTATCCGAGAACGGCTAACTTTGGACAGCACAACTCACGCCATTGGCCAACACAAGGCTTCCAATAGGCTCACTGTTGCCGTGATTAACCACAAAACCGGCCAGGAAAAGATTTTGATTGCGTCCACTCTCGGTAGCGGCACCATGCTGAAATCAGACGCTGGGTATGGTATCAACAGCCTCAGCATCGAGAATGGTGAACACAAATTCGGCATTCTCACGTTTGACAATACTGACGACGACCATTGGGATAGCACAAAATTCGACTTCTCATGGGACCAATCTTTTCTTGACCCCGACATCGCATGAACCTTCAACTTCTCAATCTCGGCACGGTAGCAAACGATCGCACAGGAGACACTCTTCGTGATGGCGGTGGAAAAATCAACGGAGACTTCCAGGAGCTTTTCTATTTCAGTGCAGCTCGCCATCGCCAAACTGCCATCGTCTACAAGATCACCAACAACCTGCCAGATTTTCTGTCTTTTTCTGGTTTGTCTTTGACCTTGGCCGCTCCATTCGTAGCTTCAATTGCTGCGTTGAACGATGGCAGAGGTGAACGAAATCTAGGCGTTTTTGTGCCCACTTTGGCGGCAAATGCCTGGACCGTGCCGGATAACACTACGTGTTGGATCTATATCTCAAGCACTCCAAACACCGGTGCAGTTTCGTACGGATTCTCTCAGCTAGAACCAGCAAATCAGCAAACAGAACCATCTCAAACTCTCAACCAATACTGGTACGACACGCTGTCCGGTTATGTGAAAAAATGGAATGGATCGGCTTGGGTTCAAGTTTATGTGGTTTTCTTGGCCAAACTTACGACGGCAAGTGGTGTTATCACGTCTTTGACTTACTTGCTGGACAACGATGAAGTGTTGATGGCTAGAGCTGAAGCCACGAAAGCAGCCATCGTTCTTGGATAGTTTAAGATTCACTCTTGTGTTCTTCTGGGTGTAATCAAACCACCCATGGCAAAGTCCGAAAGAGCTATTCCAAGATTCCAATCTACGCCGACTTACTTCGGCAACGTCAGCAAAGTTCTCGAGCAGAACATCGATGCCAAAATCGGTATCGACTCGCTAACAGGTTCGATTACGACCAAACCGTGGTCTCACAAAGGAGCGTGGGCTCGCGTATTAGCGGCAACCATGCACTCTATCGGGTTAGAGAATGTCAGCATCCTCGCTAAAGGAGAGAAATGGGAATCTTACGACATCATCATCTTGGAACATGGGATGGAATTCGATGGGGTTTTTAACGTTTACGGCGGGGCGAACGACGAGTTAGCCTCGCGCATCGAACAGTTTGCAAACTACAAAGGGGAGATTCTCTCGTTCGAAGTACCAATGCCTGACATTGGAGAATTCGTCAAAGCAAGATCCAACAAGTGTTCAGAAAAGTTTGCGGCTGTCGCAGCTAATGCCGATCTTCTTTCAGTAAAAAGTAAAAGCATCGGATTTTTCGATGCGGTCGACAAAGCTGATCATCTAGTTATCGGAGATTCCCATAGTCTTTCAGTTTGGTGTCCCGACGCTGAAATTCGCCGTCATGACGGCAAAACTCTCTTCGGTGTGCTGAACACAGGATTGAAAGAATTTATCGTCAATCCTCAGGACTACAAGATCATCACGATTTACTTCGGTAACATCGATCTTCGCTTCCACCTTCATCGCCAAATTAATCCAATGGAGTCGACCGACCAGTTGGTTGCTCGGTACATCCGCCAAGCGAAAGATTTAAGAGATCTTGGAATCAAGGTTGAAATTATTTCTCTGCTTCCAATCGAAGATGAAAGTCGGAAACTACCCAAAACTGGGTACTACAAGGGACAGCCGTTTTATGGCACCTGGGCCGAACGAGAAAAGATTCGAACACTCTTCAATGCAGGACTCAAACAACTCGATGGCGAGGCTGGAATTAGCGTCTGGACGTGGCCTGACTGCCTGTTAGACAACGGGAAGCTCAGCTTCGACGTCATGGAACGTCCAAAGTCAGTTCATCTTTCTCCTGAGTGGTACCGATACAATCTCGACACGACTTTGATCAATTTCTATCCGGAAGTGAGACCGGTTCGAGTCAACGTGCCTGATGCAGAAGACGAAGAACCTGAAGGGGATGAGGTGCCGAAAGTGCCGAAACCGAAAGTCGTTCGGGCTCCTTCGCAGACTGTTTTTGGAAAAACTCAGTACTACGCCGATTTTATCGAGTACTACAAAAAAGCTATCCAGCT